GGAGTCACCTGAGTTCCAGAGAATACTGTTCGCTTCGGAAACAGGATCTTTTTGTCCCATAGTGGTGAGAGACTTCTCGATGTACCACCCACCAGGACCTTGGAAAGAATGACTAAAGATTTGCACCCATGGAATGTCCTCGCTTACGGGTGCTGGAAGGAAACGAATGATGGCATAGCCATTACCGCTTTTGTCACAAGACAACTTCCAGTAGCGATCATCATCATAAGACTTGGTCTTCGTGTTGATCTTTTCAAGTTCTTTTTGAAGAGAACCGAGGGAGTTCTTCTTCTTCTTTTTGTATTCTTCATACGACATTGTTTGTCTCCTTTTTTTTGTTTGCTGTGTGTTTTCGTATGTGCTTGTGTATTACTATTTATCTTGAATATCATAAGAGTTCAAGACACTCAAAGCAATTTTTCTAAATCTTTTTTGATCTGCTTTGAAGAATGATTTGTATTTTGAAATCTTCTGCGAATATTCTTTCCATACTATATCATCTTCAAGTTCTTTGTCAAGTCTTTTCATAAAACTCAACAAACTATCCAATATGAGAACAGTCTCGACAGAAACCTCTTTTCGTAAGAACCATTTTAGAATCTCAGGATGATCACCATCCGTAGAGGTAAAGAAACTGTGAAATGAAACGTTGTTGTCTTCCATGTGTTCACAAATGGATGTAAACTCTTGACGAAAGTTCCTCTCAAGAGAATCCTTTCTTGCAATCCATTTTCTCCAAACGTTCTCGGCTTGCTCTTCTAATGTGTCACCGATCCAGAGTTCATCGTTTTCGAGAATGTTGGAAAGAAGAATCTCTTTGACCTCTTGTTCGTTATATTTTCTTGCGAGTTTTTCGAAGTAGTATTTGTCTTTTCTTTTTTCATAAGACGAGACACGACTGCGAATCCGACCACCAAACTCCACAAAGTCATATGACTTTGTTTTGAAGTGTGCCTTCATGGCAACGTACATTGTATAGACTTCGAAGCCCTTCACCTTAGTTCTCATGAGAATGGTAGTTCAGTTTTCGTTGGCAATAGGTTTAGACCTCTTGCTTCCCTTTCAATCTTTTCCTTGATTGGTTTTGTAAGAAACTTTGATACTGTATCGGGTTCAATTTCGTTTTGTTCGCAAAGGTACAAAACAGCGTCCATGTATCCGATTTCTTTTTCTTTGGCACACTCTTCTACTTTTTTAGAAAAGTCTTTGTCAAGTGTTAGTATTGATCCCATTTTATCTCCCGTATTTTTTGGTGTATGTTTTTGTGACTCGTATGAGTTCTTGAATATAATCTTTTGTTTTGAATTCATAAACAGAACATGATTTATCTTCACAAGCCATAATGATGACACCATTTTCAATCGGTTGTCCTGTGAGATTCTCCCATAGTAGTGAATAACAGGTTGCTTGCAAGAAGTAATTCTGAATATCTGAAACTTCTTTCGGGCGCTTTGCTGTTTTGAAATCAATCACACTAAGCGTCCCATCAAACTCACCGATACAATCAACTCTACCTGCGATACCGAAAAAGTCTTTACACATTGTTCGACCGTAAGTGTCGTGAAGAATCTCATACAGGTCACCCCACAGAGCAACCTCAAGAGCCTGAATATTGTTGATTTTGTCAAGATGAACTTTTGAATATTTGAAAAGGTCACCGTCTTGTTCAATCTCTTTGTTACCAAGATACTTCTCAACGAGAGAATGGTACTTGTTGCCTCTCGAAGAGGCAGCGGCACTTATCTTTCTGTTCTCTGGATCTTTTCTCCACTCACGAAAAAACTCCTCACTCTCATGACCTATCACTGTGGTCACTGAGGGAAAGGAGCGTTCTTCGCCATCGATAATGTAATGACGCTTACCATTTTTTTCGATTGTGCTAACGGGTTTGTCTGGTAGTTTTACTTCAACGTGATTGAACATCAATCAAACTTTCTTGCAATCTTCTGCCCTGTGTTCTCTTCAATTTTAGCGAAAACTTCTCGCATACCACCATCAATCTTTCTTCGTCCGAGAGAGACAGAATCGGCAACACCTGGTGCACCGAAAAGTTTTTGAACAGCCTTTTCACCACATTTAGGGCAAGGCTCTTTTGTTGGTTTGTTTCGATCTGCGATGAGAAGTTGTTTCTCAAATGTGTAGTCGCACATGTGGCATCTGTAATCATAATTAGGCATCTTGAAATACTCCTGTGTACCATTCTGGTTGTGTACGAAGAGTCCACTTTGCAAACCTAGACTTCGCACCGTTGTAATAATTGCGGTACGACTGAACTGAATTTTTTACCTTGAACTCATCTGGCATTGCAATTGCAAATTCAGTAAGATTACCTTGTGGTATATTTTTTGGTAGAGTTGAAAGATAATCGATCAGGTTTTCGGCGCTATGAACCTTTCCGTACCTATATGTATACTCTTTGCAGAGGGCGATGGCGTGCTTCTGATGCCACATATAATTTTCTGATGTCTTGAGAGTCCATACCGTGCAAGGGTGATGCATGAATGTGGCTTTCCATAACTTGTCTTCTCGTTCATCGTTGAGTTTCCATCTCTTGATCTTACGAGGTCTATCACCCTTCGACATTTCGTAGTATAGATCGCCGTCTAGGTAGCGGTGTGCTGTTGACAACATCTGACCTGACTCAAGAATCATCTTGACAACGTGCTTGTCACAAAGCGACTGAGCGGATACTTCTGGGCTTTCATCTACTACAAAAATATTCATGGGTTACTCCGGTAGGGGTGCTTCGTAGAATATACTAAGTCCTAGGGCTTTTGCAAGTGCGTGTTCTGCTTTTGCACCTTTGCTTCTTTCCCAATTGCTCATCATGTAGATTGCGGTGCATTGATCGCAAATTGCAACCATATCACGACGTAATGCTTTTCTCATAAACTCATGATCTTCGTAGTTTGTGTCTGGTGCAAAAGACATGGGATCAGACATTGGCTTACCCGCATCTTTGTCTAGTTCAGCGGGGTTAATAGCGTTCCAACCTTGTTCTCGAAGCACTCTAGAGCAACGATCAAAGGCTGGGTAATTATAATTCTCATAACCACGCATCGGACCAGCAACATAAATTGTTGGTTTTCTATTTGATATATTCATTATCTACTCCTAATACGCCGTCTTGGAATCGAACCAAGTTTACACGATTATAAGTCGTACTGAGAAATGCCAGTTCCTCCCACGGCGCAAAAATTATCCAAGAGGTACTCTTGACTTCTTGTTGCTACAATGTCCATTCTCGTTGATGTCAAGGTAGTTTGAACGCTGACGATCATCGTCGTGTCCAAGACGATAGTTGAAATGTGAACCATTGATTCTCATACCATCTAACGCCTCCTGAATCTTGTTGACGATTTGTTTTGATTGAATCGCCGCTTCGTCCAGATTACCTGTCATGGGAATATCGATGTGCAAACGATGAATACTCATCCGTTGAGATCCTCTCGGTAAACTTGCTCACCGAAAGAAATAACGCGAGATGGTTTGAAAGAACGCCAAGCAGCCTTCTCAATGTCCCAAACAACAACGTGATCTGGGTTGTTATTCTTTTCTTCGGTCAACAGAGTTTGATCAGTTGCGGTTGATTCTGGCAGATAGTCTGAACGCAAGGTACAAAACATATGACGAACAGTGCCGTCTGCTTTTTCAAATGAGAGGTTTACTGCTTCGCTTCGAAGCCGATTTACAATTTGTTCTTTTTTCATAGTATGTCCTTTGTTGAATGTCAAAGGTGGCCGTTAGACCACCGATGACTAGCAAGATATAAAAAAATCAACCGAGACGGCTGATGTCACGACGCATCTTGCGGGTGCAAGGAGTTTCGATAATCGAAACACGCTGACGAGAAGAGTAACCACGGAACTTGAGACCGGTACCAGACTCGTTCATGAAACCAACGTAGATGGTGCTTTTAGGACCTTCGACAATTGCGGCGACTGGTCGGTTGGGTGCACCACGCATGGCGAGAGTGTCGCCTTCGTGCAGGTTCTTTGCCATGATTCGGCTGTGCATTCCATTAGATGGGATGTGAGCGTCGAGGCTGTTGTTAGAGGTTGCGGTCATGTATTGTCCATTTGCATTACGAATGTGGGGCATATTTATCTCCTTTTGATTTGTTACCCTTATAATTTTTGACGATTCTATCATCATGTTTAAGCCATGTCAATTCTTCTCCCCAATCATTTGAGGAAAATTTTACTTGAATTTGTGGTCCCCAAGTTTGGTCAAACTCGATAGAGTTGATCCTGGCGCTTCGGCGCCGACTTGGAACGTACACACTGTCACCAACTTTCAACTTCATAATTTTCTCCTTTTCTGAAGTGTCTGTCGTGTTGTTCTTCTAAATAATACCGTATGCGAAATAAAAGTCAAGCATCAAGTTCGAAAAAATCTGAAAAAGTTATCGCTGGCATTGACTACTCGATGACTTGTCCATGCATTTGTGTCCACACAGGAGATAAGTTCTCTTTCCACAATTGCCAATTCTTTTTTCTCACAGACAAAAAAAGATTCGATGGCACGCATCGCAAAGTTTTTCATGGTGATTACTTTCATGATTGGTCTTGTGAGATGGATCGTTATGACTCCATTGCAGACTGGGCGATGTCCAAATTAGTTGGTGCCGAGCATGTGGGTCTTGAGGGATATGCTTTCAACGCCAAAGGAAAGGTGTTCAATATTGCAGAAAATACTGGCATACTAAAATACAAACTCTGGCAACAAAGAATACCTCTAACGGTCATCTCACCTACTGAAATAAAAAGATTAGCCACAGGAAAAGGCAATGCCGATAAAGAATTGATGACCCGTCAATTTAGAATCGACACAGGCTTGAATCTCAAGCAAGAGTTGACTCCGAAAAGTTCAAAGGTCATCAATCCTGTTTCGGATATTGTTGACTCATATTATGTGTGTAAAGAACTTTGGTACAAAATCATCGATTTCTAAACTTTTCAAAACCGTCAAGATCTGAACTGTAGAAGTTTCCATCTCTCAATGAATTCTTGGTTCTACTTCTGCGATTTTTTACGTTGCGATGTTTTGTCGCTCTGCTTTTGTAGTGTCTCGATGCATCACCTTCCATCGAGACCTTCTTATTCTTTTTCATGCAATCAAACCTGGGAAAGTATCCTGTACGAGTTGTTTATCAACACCTTCATAATCAAATTTGTTTGTAAGAACCTTCACAACAAGATCAGTCTCCATAGGATCGAGACTTTCAAGTAGTGCAATTAGGTTTTGTTCTGTTCTCAACGGACCCATTTTTTCTACTTGCGAATCCGTGAAGATGTAAAGTCGTTTTGCTTCATTGAACAGGGTGTTCATTCCAAGACCAGTTGGAATGTCACTCCTCTTGAACGGTGGCATACTATCGAATGAAAAAACATACCGATCATCAAAAACGAGTTTTAGTATTTCTTTGAGTGGATTGGAACTGTATTCTCTTAGATATACAATTTTCTGATCACGGTTTTCGAATTTACTTGCATTCTCCAGAATCTCTGGAATCAAATAATCTGTCTTGTTCACTTAATACTCCTGAATATTTTCAATCAATACCCGAAGTCTTTTTGCCACAAAGTAGTTGAATAACTTACCTCTGTCGCCCTTCGGGCTTTTATCAAACTCACTAATAATATTTAGTTCATATTGCTCTGGTATATTTTTGAAATCTACAAGTTTTTCGTTTCTTTCAATGAATGGTCTGTTTTCAGGTGGCAAGTCACCACGCAGAAAAGCATCATGCATTCTTGCCAGTGCTTTTTTGGTGAGTGGCTTTTGTCTCTTGCCCTCAACAACAAAGCAATCATCATCAGACAATGAGTTTGGTACACCATCACCAGAGTCACCGCGAATGATCAAGTCTTGTAGGAACTTCTCTGGGTCAGGACATTTTACGAATGCCTTCTTGATTGGATTCCATTGCTTGACATTACCATGCTTCTGCAATTGCTGAAAGTCTTTATCGCTTGAGACGATCAATACATCCTCTACAGGGAAACTCTCAGCCGCTCTCTTAGCGATGGTAGCGATAACATCGTCTGCTTCGCAACGCTCAACGTTCAAGACTTTGTATGGAAAGAATTCACGAATCTCTTCACGAACCTTACCGAGAATATTGAACAGAGCGTTCCAATCAAAGTCAGACTTTTT